TCGTTCGAGATGGACATTTGATGCGCGTTCCGATAAAGTCGTAGGAAAGAACAATGGTGGAGCCTCCTGACGAACTGATACGGGGATACGCAGAAGTCATGGCGATTGGGAAAGGCAAGGCTTCGGATGTTCTCAAACAAGTCGCAAGTGAAAATCGCCTCAACCTTCCCGTCACAGTACTTGCCAGAGAGGGACAGGACTACTGGAATGAATTTTTTACGACTGTTGGATATGGTCCCAATGTGTTTCGTCTCATAACAGAACTGTTCGATGGCAACGATATGCCAGACGAAGAAAGGCGTATTGTCTACAACCACTTCCTCGAGATCGTGCGAAAGGCTCTTGTTATCGTCAGGCGTCCGTCCGCCGTTGCCAATCAACTCAAAGCCCAGAGACTTCTGTCGCGCGAAAGTCCAGACGTGGAATCACTGGTGCGTCCGTATCTTACGGATAGCACTGAACCTCTTGGGGTGGAGGCGAGCAAGGCTCTGGTCTATCGGGGCAAGCCGGGTGTTCGAACGGTTGAACGCCCGTGTCCGCCTGGCGGTTCGTTTGCCACGGATGCCGCTTGTGCAGTAATGGGTGGTCGTCGTCGCAAGACTACTCGGTTACCTTCAAGATTGTCACGCCGGAGACGATCAAAGCGATCGCGAAGAAATCGTGGTAATGCAAGGTCTCTTTGAAGAGGAGGATACCGACCGTCGTGGTCGCTACAACAGACAAAGCCGACCAGATGGCATTGGTCATCGCCATGCCGTTCGTATTCATAGTGGTTCTCAGCATATAGCCGACTGCAGCGTAGAACAGAACACCGAGCGCAAAGAACGCGGTGCTGTCGACGCTCTTCTTGAAGCAACTCATCGCCATGGTTTCCAACATGACGATGAGTAGCACATACCAGTAGACTCGGGGGATACCCATTTATTGCTAGTCATCAAGAAACTTACCAATGGATCCTGCTTACGCCGGAAGCATTGGTGGGTTAGCGATTATGGGGACGGTTATTCTGTGCGGTATTGTGTATTTCCTATACGAATGTCGTCAGTCAACTCGACAGGAGAGACTGCTTAGTTAGAGTACGCGAGACCGCCCATGCCGGACATGATGCGGAAGATGTTGTAGTTCACCGCGTACAGGCGGAAGTTGTAGGGGTACGCCTTCGCAGGGAACGTGCCCGTATCCGTGCTGGGATTCGTCGGGAGCCGGCTGTCGAAGACCAGAGTCGCAGAGTCAATGCGAGAGAAGTTGCAGGTGCCGGACGGCTGGTGCTCCTCGGGCTTGATCGCAAAGGAGTAGACATTGATGTACGGGGGCGTTGTAGTGGGAACGACCTGACCGCCGCCGCCGGGCGCAAACGCCAGCGAGAAGCCACCACCCGTGTGGTGCTGGTACGGCTGGACCTTCCAGAAGTAATCACCGTACCGCTCATCGAACCGATCCTGACCGTTGATCTGGATACGGCACCGGTTCACGATGTCGTCATAGGTGAACGGCTGGGTGAATGCCGCCGCCGTATAATTGCCACCGGTCGCGGGGATTCCGCAGTCCGCACGGCGCGCATCCTGGAACACCCAGATGAGCTCCTTGATCGGGTGGTTCAGCGTCAGGTCGAGGCGCGCAGACGAGGTCGTGATCTGCTGCTGACCCTCGTACTGGAGCTGCTCGATGAGGTACTCGTGCGACTCCTGGGCAAACTTGCGGCGCTCGTCCACGTCCAGGTAGACATAGTCCAGATACAGCGCCATGTCGCGGAGAGCCGGAAGAGCTCCGGCGGCGGTAGAGACCGCGGAACCCGTCGCAGACGCGCCCTTGACCAGGTTGACCGCATCCTCGAGGATGATGTTGAAGCGAACCTCGTGATACTGGAGAGCGATCAGCGGAAGAGCAAGACCAGGGTTGCGGTTGAACCAGAACTGGAGAGGGACATAGAGAACCTGAGGGCGTCCCGCGCACGCAACCGCACTCGAGTCCGTGTCGTGGACCGTCGGCTGACCGCCAACAAGCTGGTCGAGCTTCATCGCCGTATCGAAATCTGCAGTCAGCGTCTCCCACAGGTAGAGCCACTCACCATAGTGCCGGTCAATGATCTGACCTCCGATCTCGACCTCAATCTGCTTCAGAAGCAGGTAACCCAGGCGCCGCTTCGCACCGCCCGTCCAGCCCGCGAGGCTCGCGCCAACTGCAGAGGTGTCGGGGAGCGTGACTTCCACGTACGTGTTCCAGACCAGATCAGCGTTGCGGTTGACAACGGCAACAACACGCTGCCCGTAGGTCGGCGCACCCGTGAAGTTCACGCGCATTGCCTCAATGGCGAAGTTGGTGTGGCGCTTGTAGAGCACCTTCCAGAAGGTGATGTGGGGATTGCCAGTGATGTAGGCATCCTGGGCACCATATGCGACGAGCTGGAGTAGACCGCCACCCATTTGTGTTTAATAGTTCTCGAGGATAAATTCTACTTCAACAGGGCACGCGAGCAGATGATGTAGATGAAGAGAGTATTGACTACACCGAGAATCAGAGTCGGCAGAGTCATCAGAATCGGTGTTGCCAGCTTCGGCTTCCGGGAGATCTCGGAGAGTTGCCAGACCAGGATGATCGCAGACACAATCGAGGTGATGACGAACACCCAGTAGTAGTACGTGCAGATCGTCTCGCTGGAAATGTCCTTCATCCAATCGGCTTCCTTGTCGTTTGCCATTTTGTATACTTCAAAGATAAATGAAGCTTGGTGCCAAGTTTAGTCGGTGCGTCAAGTCTGTGCGCAAGACCATTCGTCCTCGCAAGGGATCGACCAAGGAAGGCGCTGCAATTGCCATCTGCACCAAGACGGTCCTGTATCCCAAGGGCAAGACCATCAAGCGGTATACCAAGAAGAGACTGACGACTCAGCGTCGTAAATAATCAACTCGAAGAATAAATGTCAGCAGAGCCGATGGTTAGACGGTCGAACACGGCTCCTGCTCGTGGGGGTCAGCGTGGGTTTATGGAACTGTATGCGAATCTCGTTCGCAATCCTTCGAAGGCAACCCTCCTCAATACGGCATCGGATCTAAAGCAGGCTGCTCAGGTGTCTCTTCAGAATTTCGGTCAGCATATTGAACGTCGTCTTGAGGCAGGAGACGTAAGCATCCCCCAACTCATAAATGACGCGAAGGGGCAGATCCGCATCTATCTGTCTCCTGCAGAGAGACGCCAGCTCCTAGACCAGCGAGCATTTGGAGGTCGCAAGACTCGCAGAGGCAAGTCTCGTCGCCGGTACACTCGCAGACGTTAAAAAACCGCGCCGATTTATAAATGGCGAACGCAGTGTACGATTATGTCAAGCAGTATCGTGCGAGACTGGATGCCCCCAATATCCTACAGGGGACGAGACTTAAGCAACTGGCGCAGGAGTTCTGGCGGGAGACGTCCACCGAGGGTACCGCACTCGAGGGTCCGATTGAAAAACTCGGAGACGGTCAGCTTGGAGTTCAGTTTACGATGCTCTGGCGTTCTAACTATGCGGCCAGACAGATCGGTGCGGGCGACAGCATGGAAGAGAAGCAGGAAATTCTGGATGAATTGAAGCGTGAAGCCAATCTTTTCCTATCAATGATGCCCAATGTGGAAAATGAGCGGGGTGTTGCTGCGATGAAGGGGATGAGCAAGGAGGGACTTTCGACTCTTCCTCCCGAACTCCAGCGTGAAGTCGTTGGGTTTCTGTCTCCGGGTGGGCGGTCGGAGAGTGCCGCAACCGCAATTAGCCGAATGATGGTTGAGAAGGGCGGTCCTGGTGTGCGATCCGATTTAGGAGGTCGTGGTCCTCCCCCGCCTCCTCCGGGCGGTGCGGGTCCTGCTGCGGCGGGTGCGGGCGGTCCTGCAGGTGGCAGACGCCGGAAGACCCGGAAGGGCAAGGGCAAGTCCCGGAAGGCTCGCTACTCTCGTCGTCGTTAAAAATCGAGACCCTAGACAATGGTAAATCGTAGCAACTACGCTGCCCGTGTTCCTCATCTGTACGAATCCGTGCGTGAACTCCGAGCCGCACTGGATGCACCCGATATTCTTGAAGGAACTCGGTTGTACGACGTTCTCAGACTATACGGTGAGGCATTTCACGAAGAAGAACTATACCACGTTGCAGACTACCTTGAGATTCGCTCTCGAGAAGCACACGAAGCAGCCGTAGCGGTTATTCGAGAGGTTGTGACTGCGGTTGGTGCGGTTGCCAACGGACAACGCGAAGCGACTGATATGGAGTGGAAGAGACAATCGCGTTTCCGCATCAAGGAATGGATTGATGAGTTTCTTTCGATACCCCAGAGTCCTGGGGTGAATGGTGGTCGACGACGCAAGACGCGCAAGCGGCGGCTAGGGCGTAACCGGTACTCCCGCAGACGCTAATGCCTCGCGACATGCCATTTGTTCTGCCTTCTTGCGCGTGGTTCCCGCGCCGTATCCCAGATGACGACCCGTGTCATCGCAGACAGCCACGCGAATCTCACCCTTCTTGGAATCATTCGAGAGCATGACGTAACTCGGTGTACACCGCAGTTCGCGTTGGCAATACTTCTGGAAGACATCCTTGTAATTGGTCGTGGCAGAGACCGCTTCCTCGATATCGAGGTAGGTCTCCATCACGTTGGTCACAAACGTATACACGATATCGAACCGATTGCCGCAGTCCGTCCACAGAGCACCCAAGAAGGCTTCGAAGATATCTCCGAGCTTCTTGAGGTTTGTCCGTCCATGAATCGCAGCCGATTCCTCGTTGTGCCGGCTGATGACATAGAACCGGTCCAACCCAATCTGCCGAGACAACTGACCAATTCGCTCGTTGTTCACCAGCTCCTTGCGAGCATCGGTCAGGAACCCCTGCTTGCGCTCGGGATACTTGTGGCGCAGATAGGTAGCCACGCAGACACCCAGAACCGAGTCGCCTTCGAATTCCAGACACTCGTACGACTCATCCTGAAGAGGCATCACGCCCGGAGGACACGGCGCGAGTTGCGCCGGACGTCCGTCGGGAGTTGTATATTCCAGTCGCTTCACATAGGTCGTATGAACCATCGCGGTCTGAAAGGTCCTGCGGTTCTGGACTCGATAGTGGGGCAATCCATGCTTTCGTAGGATCCCATGAATGTCCTTCTCTGTGAGTACCCGGTTCGCAGGATTGTAGGGTGCATACACGTCCATTTGCTTATCGTGTGCCTCGTTTCTTTGAGTTCGTTTTCGAACGACGAGGCGTGCGGTTGCGCCCACCCTGTTGAGGATGCCGCCATTTTCCAAGCATGGCAAGCACCTTGTTGGAAGCTCCACGGATGCGCGCAGGAGACACCGGATCGGATGTCAATTTCGCAGCATTCCGCCCGTCTGCGCTCACATGGTTCACATCGGTGTAATCCGCAAGTTGCTGAACAATGAGTTCATGTCCGCACCAAGCAGCAACCATCATCGCATTCCACCCGAGATTGTCTACAACGTTGTAGTTCAGAGCAATCGGGCGCCGAGGGTCATTCTGATCATTTCGGAACTTCTTCAGTTCTCGAACCGCGGAGATTTCATTGTACGCCGCTGCCCACATAAGCGCGGTCTCTCCTGCGTTGTTCTGAATGTTGGGGTCTGTGCGAAGGGTAGGAGATGCCAGTATTTGAATTGACTTCCAGCGACCGTTGACAGCTGCGTACATAAGAGCTGTCGTCCCCCCTTCTGCCCGGAAGTTTATGATTTCAGGTGTGATGTCGAGAGCCTGAATGTACTTCGCGAGAACAGACTGTCCATCGGGTCCGGTGCGGGCATCGATGTCTTCGTTGACGAGCCGCCGAAGGATCTCGTTTTTGATTTCCAGAACGCGCGCAGGATCCGTTGGAGCCATCCGGTTGAGAGCGGTACGAAGACCATCCCATGCCGATTCTCCCTCGGT